GAGTGGGAAGATAATGGCGAGGTGTTCGGATGGGCATATGGCATACACGCGGCGGAAGAGAATTACGATTTCAATCGGGAGCTGTATATTGTTATGCAGCTCCTAGCCAAGCGCAGCTTTCTGTACTTAGAACCTTACATTGATTTGTGGAGGGGCTATAGTGGTTAGCTGCACGTCAGTAGCAGAGGAAATAAGAAGTTCCTTAGCGCCATGACATTAACTCGCGATAACGAGATCCTTATTGGTAGCCGTGGTGTAGTGTGTAGTGGATGCAGAAATGGAGACATTGGACGCATGTGCACACACTGTATAACCAGAAACGAGCAACTGAGCATGTGGAACTCAGCAGCTAGGGCACTCCAGATTAGTGCTGACATTGTTCAGTGCTGTGATGGTATGATTAAGTTGTTGGTGTTTCTATTGTGTATAGGAGGCGTCTTTGCAAGTGAAAATCAAAGGTGTTGGGGGCCAGTCTGCATATCGACTGACTGGGTGCCGGAGGCGGAGGGTGTTGATATATCTTCCTACCCGTATGGACCCACGATGTTGCCATTTGTGGAATGGATTGAATTGGCTCTGTTGTTGATGTACGGAGTGTTTTACGGGGTGTTCGTTTATCCTGTTGTCAAGTGGTGGGGACACGTGAGCGTTCTCGAATTTAGTGAAGTTTGGTGGGGATTTAGAGTGGGCTTCGAACCATTTTTATTCCTATCATTTATTTACCTCCTAGTTCTGATCATGGATGGAGAATATGATATTTTCGCTCGAATGCAACGAGTCATACGAGTCGCATACGAGGATTATCAATCTTACAGGTTGGTTCCAGAAGTAAAAGGAGTTAAAGGACAGAAAGCTGTATACTTACCTGGACATTGGGGTTATGATAATGAGTTGAGAGTCAACTATTTGGACACTACCGTTAACGGCATGCAGATAAGAGTATGTTACGGGGATTCTGGTGATAGACCATCAGACTTGAATGCGAGTGTTGGAAAAGACTATGTCAAGGAAAGCATCTTGCAAAAGAGTCCAATCATCCACGTGAAGGAATTGAAGCAGGGTGTCGTTAAGCTCGGTACTTGGGAAGAAGGTTCGTTTGTTCACTTTGGTATGGGAGTATACTTGATAGTCGATAGCCGACACATTTTAGCAACCGCCACTCATGTTCTTGAGGACGTGGGTATCGGAAAGCTTTGGATGAGTCGTGGCAATTTGGCAGTTAAAGTGGAAACCACCGGAACGTTGTTCAGGAGCGACAAGGAGACAGTTGACATGTCAATGTTGATTGTCCATGGAAAGTGCTTCTCACAATTGATGATGAAGGCAGCCAGATTGGGAAAGACCCAGGGGGTCGGAGGTGGTGCGAGTGTGTATGGAATGATGAGAGGTAGCAATGTGGCTTGTTTCGGCGTCTTCAGGGACGAATGGAAGGGCATGCTACAGCGTCATGAATGCTCAACTATCCCCAGCTTCAGTGGGTCACCCCTTTTTCAAGACGATCACGTTGTGGCAATACATACCGGAACTGACGTCGTTGACGGAGAAATTCGTAATTGGTGCATACCCGTTTGGGTGGCATCAGCTGCGGATTATGTACAAGAAAGCGACCCAAGAGCCGGTAAGAAAGCCAAACGCAAGTTGGAAATGCAGGCTGATGAGTTTGAGAGAAGTGAGAAGGACATTGGCATTAGAGTGGTTAATGGTCAAGAGAAAATTGTGGTTAATGTGTGGGATGCCAAGACAAATAGTTACATGCACTCTGAGATACCCAGTGAAGTTGAAATCTCGTATCTGGCAAAAATGCCAGCTAATATAAGGAACTATGTCATTGACAATATGGAGGGTCCAACCCTTCGGAAGATGGCTGGTTACGAAGTATTCAGGAGGTACGGGAAAATAAATGCTGAGGCGCGAGAGGAGTTGATGAAAGTCGAGGCAAAAAGCAAGGAGGCCACAGAGAGAGAGCGCGTCCTCAAAGAGGAAGAGGAGAGAAACAGGAACCTCAAAAACCGATGGGCGGATGAGGAGATTGAATTTGGTGCGTCCATGCAGAGTAAGGTTGAGAAGCAGTTTGAAGAGTGGTCGCGTGGTGTGGAGGAAAGTGATAAGAAAAGAGCGAAGTATGTGCAAGAAAGTGGAACGTCCAGTAGTTCAACGCAAGTGGAAGTGACGCCTGCGGTCAATAGACCGCTTCCAGAAATCCCGGTTGAATACCAGTTAGCTTTTGCACTTGCCCAGCAATTTGTACAGCAAATGAGTACTCTACAACCCACGCAAGCTTATGAGCAAGAAAAAGCCAAGTTTCCGCGTAGACAAACCAAGATATTTGAAGAGGAACCTGAAGAGGAAGCCTTGGATGACCCTTTTCATGAATTGAGGAAAGACATGCCGTTAACTGCTGCGAAAGTAGCTCCTGTGGCACCACCTAGAAAGGGTCGTGTCCCGAATTCGAATGCTTTGCCACCCAGACCTATAGAGGCTAAGGAGGCAGCCGCACTATCAGGTGCGACAAGAGCGTATAGAAAAGAGACACCAGACACTTTAAACGTGGAGCTTGAACATGTGGCAACGTGTTTAAACGAAGACAGGGCCGTTCCCCCCCGGCCCGAATCAGTAGAAAAGAAGGGTGGGAAGCAAGCGAAGGTCATGAGCATATTGCACACAGAGCAAGAGTTAACACAGATGACGGAGCAAGAGGTGGAGAATTCGGCGAGTACATTGGAGAAAACACTGAGGGAGAATTACGTTGGGCTGGGAAAGCACAAGTACAAAGTCTTACTCAGAGAAGCAAACTCACTGAAAGCTTCAGGGAAGCTCAACGAATCGAGGAGAAACTCTCTGAATATGATACTCCAAGCCGCGGATCGGGTGCAGAAAGAGCGAGCCTTGATGTTCAAGGCGCGAAAAGGAGAAGAGCCGCAATCCCAATCGACTGGGCTGAAAAAGTCCATCTCGAGCGAGGACGTTGGCCTCAACCAGTAACGCCAGATTATATGAAGGGCGAGTGGAGGTGGAGTCAGGACCAGTTTGAGAGCTTGTTGGATGTAGACTTCTTGATGGACCATGCGGTAGTCCCGGATTCAATTCCTGGATATCCCTTGAGTACATTTGGAAAGAATACAAATAAGGAGCTCTTTGCTGATCCCGAAGCCCGGATCGTGGTGAAGAGGATGTTCTATGAAAGAATGAAGCTGTTGAGTAACGTAAGAAATTACGACATGACACCCATTGAGCTAGTCAATACTGGTTATTGTGACCCCGTGCGTGTTTTCGTGAAGAACGAGTTGCACAAGCGGAAGAAGATTCAGGAAAAACGATTTAGATTGATTTGGGCTGTTAGTGTTGTTGACAACATGGTGGAACGTGTATTGATTGGACCAAGCAATGAGCATGATATAGCGAATTTTTGGGACGTGCCAGGCAAGAGTGGCATGGATCTCATGAGCGATAGTGTCAATGCAAATCTAGTCGAGAAGGTGAAGTCATGGGGTCGTGATGCGGCTCACAGCGACATGTCCGGATGGGATATGAGTGTGCAGTGGTGGATGATCATCAGTGAAGCATGGACGAGAGCGGAGAATTTGGGGTTGAAGGAACAAGATTGGGCCAGAAGGGCTATATTCAACCGTGCATGGTGTGTGGCGAATTCGGTGTTGATATTGAGCGACGGTAATATGTACGCTCAGACCAATCCTGGCATGCAGAAAAGTGGAAGTTACAATACAAGTTGTGGTAATTCACGTATGCGTGCCATGTTAAGTTATTATGTCGGCGCCAAAAACTGTATCACCATGGGTGATGATTGCGTGGAGGAATTTGTTGAGGGAGCGAAAGATGCATACGATGCACTCGGAGTGGACCTTAAACTCTACGAGAGGAATCCCGACGGTTTTGAGTTTTGCTCAGCATGGTATTCTTACAAAACGGGAACTGCCACGCCCACAGGATTTTATAAAGGACTTGGCAATTTGTTGCAAAATGCCAATAATCCATTTGAGATCTTAATGCAGCAGTGGCAGCAATTCTTGCATCAGTACAGGCATTCCGAAGAGGTTGCTCGTGCTGTTGAAATCTTAACGACGGTGCGTTGGGGTTCGTCGAACGACGACCCTAATGGTCCGTTCTAAGACATCCATGCTTTCCGGCACTGCGGGTTTTCAGAGTTTACCGCAGGAGCCGAAGAATTTTGTGATTCAAACTCTCGATCCCTTTCATGATGAGGATTTTTCTCCCGCAGGCTTTCCTGGGGGGGGGTCGAATCGAACGGTAGTTCAACGGGTGAAATTTAGCAAGGTAATAGGAGTGCCGAGTAATGTGACAACGGGGAACTGGGACTGCAATATGTTCTTGTTGCCCTATTTAGCAGGTACTCAAGGCGATTCCAATACGCCAGGCCAGTTAAACCTGTGGAACTTTGACAACAACAACTGGGGGACAGCTGGTGCCGGTAATGGAGCGGTTAAATTGAATTATGGGGGTAATTACCCTGTTTTCAGTGGGTTGGTGATTTCCACCAATGCCACTGGTCAAGATACCATTCTTAATTCCGGCGGCCAGATACAAACGATGACACCGGCTCCTTACATTAAAGGTCCGTGTCGCCTCGTTAGTGCGGGTTTCGAAGTGGTTAATACCACGGCTGAAATCTACCTACAGGGCGACGTGACAGCCTATAGATGTCCGGAGGCGAGAAGCATCGATACATTTAATATCCAACCGGCTGAGGAGGGGTACTTCGGTAGTACCTGGGCTCCAGCCAAAACCAATATCTTGCCGCCAGGCCTAGTTGGGGAAGCAATTTTGTTCCCTAACAGTCGGACTTGGCCAGCAAAACGAGGAGGATACGTGCAAGCAGCGATGTTTACAAAGGAAAACCCACTTGACCTAGCGGATTGTGCGCCTAGGTTATGGAGGTATAGTTTCAACACACTAAGCGGAAATATTGTGGTTGATGACAGTGTGCCAAAGTCAATATACGACTTTAATGGTACCATCGTCACATCTCAAATGGTCAGTCCTCTGGCCATAGACACACCTTTCCAAACTAGTGGTTTATTCTTTACGGGGTTATCCCAACAAACGACGTTGCGGGTTACGGTTATCTTCGTTATTGAACGTGTTCCAACATGGGCAGATACGGATTTGGTTGTCCTGGCGAAAGACCCGTGTCCCTTCAATACTGAAGCGATAAGAATGGTTATTGATGCTCAAAGTCAGTTACCTCCAGGTTGCCCGCAAGATGAGAACCCCGCGGGAGAGTGGTGGAAGAAAGCCCTTAAAATGTTAGGGATGGCATGGAAGAAATATGCGGTTCCGGTGGCAACAGCAGTAGGTGGACCCGAGGCAGGTGCAGTGGTGGCAACAATCAACACAATTGGTGGCCAGCTCACTAATCTTGTGAGGGATGTCAAACAGCTGAAGAAATCGGGAGGAGCAATACTTCCTGTCGTTAATCCGAAGTTGACTGGAGCAGCGCAGGTCGCAGCAATGGAAGCTCTTGTGAAGGCCAGATCAGCCAAGCGCAAGGCAACCAAGCAGCGAAAGAAAGCGCAGCTTTTGCTCACTAACGGATAGCGGGCCAGGGGAAGGTAACCCCTCAAACCCCGTGCGGTGCTGCACGTGTAGGGAGGCGCAACCCAACAACACCCCTCGTAGCTGCGGTAAAGCGTCAACGCGAGAAGATAAGGCAAGGATCCCCTTCCCTGAAGTCGAACAGGTAATCGGCCGATTGGTGTAG